TTCCAAAAAAAATCTTTTTTTGATGTTCCTAAAAAACCATTTTCATAAGTTGATTTAAATGAAAGTTTATCAGATTTGTTACCACATTTTATAGTCACTGATCCCTCTATTTCCATGCACTCAACATCTTCATCTAAACGATTTGATATTTCATATATTTGACTCATTGTTTCTTCCTCCTTAATTTATAATGTAAATTCATTATAATATTTCCATAAATTAGAATTACTTTTCCAACAGCTTCTTAAATTCATTTTATTATTTATGTGGTGCAATATGCTTGTATGATCCATGTTAAAAAATCTACCCATAGCAGGTGTGCTGACATCGTAATTTTCATAAATAATATTTAATGCAAGGGATCTTAATTTTGTTACATCTGCCAATCTTGATTTTGCAGTAATAACATTTTCATCAACATTAAATTTATTTGAAACCCATTGTAGGACTTTTTTCATATCATTTGCTGATGCAGTTTTTTTTAAATCAGTTTGAATTAATATCGGTTGTCTTTTTTTGAGGTGTTTAATGATAATATGTAATTTTTTAATTTTTTCTTTAAATTCTAAATGAGCAATATTAAATCCATTCCTAAAGCCTGATTGAAAAATATTTAATTCTTGAGTTGTTAAATTTTCATATTGAGGTGCTTTCATAGCACTCTTAATCATAGATAATTTAGTTCTCAAGCTCCCTCCTTAATTTGAGCAGACAAGTAGCCTATAGTTTTTTACAACTTTTAGTTATGGTTTACTTAACCATACATAAATTTAGCATCTCTATTCTCAATTCTGACAACTTCTCTATATAATTGATCGAACTTTTTTTTATGCCTTAGTCTGCAAACACACTGCCTAGTGTCTTTACCTGCATAAATTTTTTCAAAAAGCTCTTTCATTTTGTCATACTTGAGGCTTTTGCTGTTGCTTAGACTCATTTGCTTCTTGTTGCTCCTTTATTGTTTTAATCTTGGTGTTAGTAATATTAACATTCAAGATTTCGACCATAGAATTTTCACTAGGTCTATTTGATTGCATAGCTTGTTCTACACTTTCAAATTCTTCTTGTGCCTTACATTGGACATCAAAATAACTTTCTTTTGTAATTTTAGGCATGTGCTTGAAACTCCCTATTAAATTTTAAATTTTTAACTGAACTTATTTGATTAGCAGTCATTCTTATTTTTCTATGATTGCTTTCACCTTTATAAATCAAACCCATTTTGTACAGATCCCTAACAATAACACCTGCTCTAGCTCTTGAATAACCAAACTGATTTGCAATTTCAAATAAAGTTGGCGAATAATTATATTTTTCAATAAAATCTTTTATAAATTTTAAAACTTTAAATTTTTTTTCTGAAAAATATATTTTATGTCCATTAGTTTTTTTCATTTTTTTTCTTTAAATAACTCCTCAATATTAGTTGTTGGCTCAATATCTATTCCTTTTCTTTTCAAGTCATTCATGTATTGAATTAATTTTTCTGAATACCAATGAGCCTTTGATGCGTCCATTAAAGACGAATGTATAGTTTCACCATGTTTCTCACCAAACCTCATTGTGTATTTCATAATCTGTGATCTATGATAACCAATGACCTCTAATGGCGATAATTGAGAAACTATAGCATCGTAAGTTTCAATAGATTTATTTTTATAATAATCTGGGTTTACTTGTTCTTTAGTCATTATTAGCCTTGTATGGATCTTGTATTTGGCCACTCATATCAGGATCACCTTCTTTTCTTTCCTCTGGTTTTTTCATATTAAGCCACAATGAAACCTCTTTTTGTTTACCATCTACAGTCATTTTACCAGTGTAGTTAGGATATTTTTTTCCAGGTTCATCGTTATCTTTTGGTTTTCTTTTCCAAAATGCAATCGTATTATTATAGTCGGACATTATTCATACCTCATATTTATTTGTTGTTTTAATTTAGACTCAGCATCATCAATTCTTTGTTGAGATACTAGGTCGGTTGATATTTGATGTAATTCTGTTTGATATTCTTCTCTCAATGGCATAATTCTTTTTTCATAATCATTTTGAGATTTTGCATATTTTGCAACCTCATTCATTTTGCTAATCCAATCATCAACAAAATTTTTATCAGTAGTTACTACTTTTAAATTTGGTTTTTGTTTACTAGTTGTGTTTTCATTCAATTCAAAATTATATCCATCTTCATCTTTAATTCCTGTTTTTAAATTCAAAGCAGCAAGGTAAGCATATTTTTGAGAATATGTCATACCATTACCTGTTCCATATCGGTCAAGTTTGCCATAACCAGAGCTACCATTTACCTCAATAAATTCATTTGGGTTTTCAACATTATAAATCTTCATATTACAAACAATCATTACAAAATTATCTTTTATATGTGTTTCGTAATTACAAATTGGATAAAGTTTATTTTCAATAAATGCTTTCATGGCAACTTCCTTAACTTTATCAGCTAATAATGGTTCAAAATTCATACCACCTGATTTTTTTTCTTTAGTTACACTCTTTGCTTCGTTTGATGCTTTGTGTAATTTTTTTAATAAATCTTTCATAAATCTCCAAATCCTCTCATTTTTTTTAATGGGTTGTTTATTCTTTCTTGTAGCTCATCTATTTTTTTGTTTTTGTCTTTTAGTTGGGTTTCTAAATTACCAACTAATTTTTGATGTTCTTTATTAATTTGTTCCAAATCTCTAATCCTATCTCTAAGTGGTTTTATGATACCCATATCACTCATAATATTTTAAATACCTGTTGATGTATTCTTTTGGCACTCCCTCCCACC